GACGATGCTGCTAACGCTAAAGATCCTAGAATAGTTAGCCATGTCTACAGCGCTCCAGCAGAATGTGACTTGTCAGATCGCAAGGCGTGGAAAGCAGCAAACCCAGCTTTAGGAAAGTTTAGGTCTGTTGCGGATATAAAAGATTTTGCAAAGCAAGCTGAGAGATTACCAGCTAAGGCTAATAGCTTTAGGTGGCTATACTTAAATCAACGCATAGAGGCACAAAGTCCATTTCTGTCTAGAGCTGAATGGCAAGCTAACGCGATTGCTCCTACTCATAAGCCAGCGGAAACTTGTTTTGCTGGATTAGATTTGTCAGCTAGCCGTGACTTAACTGCTCTTGTACTCGTATTCCCAAAGGGTGAAAGTTTTGACGTTGTGCCTCACTTCTGGTTGCCAGAACAAGGATTAAGAGAAAAGTCACAAAGCGAGAAAGTGCCTTATGATCTTTGGGCGCGACAAGGGTTTTTACATACGATTGAAGGCGCAGTTATACAGCCTGAGATTATTGCTAGGTTTGTTGCTGAGGTTGCTGAGACATATGACCTTAAACTGCTGGCATTTGATCGCTGGCGTATAAACGATTTTAAGCGTGAGCTTGATGCAATTGGCGCTGATATTCCTATGGCTGCACACGGTCAAGGTTTTAGGGATATGTCACCAGCAATAGAAAAACTTGAGCGTTTGGTAGTTGATCGAAAACTTAATCACGGGGATCACCCTATTTTGAATATGTGTGCAGCTGGCGCAGTAGCTACCTCTGACCCAGCTGGCAATAGAAAGCTTCACAAAGCAAAAAGTTATTCAAAGATTGACGGGCTTGTTGCTTTAGCAATGGCGCTTGGCGCAATCGGAAAAGATGAATTAAATCAACAGGTTAGCGCTTGGGATGATCCTAATTTTAAACTGGCGGTGTAGAAATGGGAATATTTGACAACTTTAAAAAGAAAGAAATACGCTCACTAGAAAACCCAAACACCCCTTTTACTGGCAATAATTTTTTTGATTTAATTGGTTTTGGAAATACAAACTCTACAGCTGGCGTTGATGTAACTATAGACAATGCGCTAGGTGTTCCGTCTATTTGGGCAGCTGTTAATTTTATTTCTGGTACTTTAGCTTCCTTGCCTCTTGAGGTTTTTAGTAACGGAGAAAAACTAACTACGGGTATAGGCGCATGGATGAATCGCGCTGTTAATCCAACCACCTCAAGTTTTCACTGGCGTAAGTATTCTTTTGAGCAAGTATTAACGGGTGGGAGATCCGTTACCTTAATAGTTCGTAATGGACGAAATGATGTAACGGATTTAGTTCCGATAGATCCAGCTGATATAACTGTTATTGAAACAAAAGATGATAATGGTTTTTTAAGTCGCGCTTACAGAACAACCTCACAAACTTACTCAGCGGCTGAGGTGCTTGATTTTACCTATATGACCAAGCACAACAACTTAGACATTCGCTCACCTATTATCACCAATAAAGATATTGTTGGTCTAGCAATAGCAGCTACTCGTTACGGATCAAAAGCTTTTCAGTCAGGCGGTATTCCTCCCATGTCGCTACAAGGAAGTTTTCAATCTGGAGCAGCTGCACAAAGAGCGTCCGAAGATGTTGCAGCGGCAACAGCGAAACTAGCAAAAGAAGGTAGGCAAGTCTTAGCCCTACCAGCTGGACACGAATTAAAGGCGGTGGGCTTTAGTCCCAGCGAAATGCAGCTGATTGAACTTCAGAGATTTTTATTAGAACAGATTGCACGTATCTACAGCTTACCGCCTGTTTTCCTACAAGATCTTTCTAACGGCACATTTAGCAATAATGAGCAACAAGATCTGCACTTTGTAAAGCATACGCTCAGACGCTGGATTGAGCAGACGGAACAGGAAATGAATCTTAAGCTCTTTGGTCGTGAGAGTAATATGGAAGTCCGTTACAATGTGGATAGCCTGTTACGCGGTGATCTTAAAACCCGTATGGAAGCACACGCAGCAGCAATTCAAAACGCAATTAAAACGCCAAATGAAGTTAGAGAGATTGAAGGGCTGGGAGATAAGCCAGCTGGAAATGATCTGCTTATTCAGGGCGCGACAGTTCCAATAGCTACACAGTCAGTCAATTTCGATGGTTAAGCCTACTGAGGGGATGCGTCAGGAAGCAAGGCGCGGTCTTGAATGGCGTAGAGAATTTAACAGAGGCGGAACAGCTGTTGGCGTAGCCAGAGCGCGAGACATTGTAAACAATAAGGATCTTTCTCTTAGCACGATTAGGAGAATGAAAAGCTACTTTGCAAGACACGAAGTAGATAAAAAAGGTGAGGGATTTTCACGGGGTGAAAAAGGCTACCCCTCAGCTGGGAGAATAGCATGGGCTTTATGGGGCGGTGACGCTGGAAAAGCTTTCGCAAACAGATACTCAGACAGTGAGGAAAATAAAAGCATGGAAGATAGAGCAGCACCAGACGGAGTTAAAGTCGGAGATTTTGTCAGCTGGAATAGTAGCGGTGGCAGAGCTTACGGCAAAGTAAGGCGCATAGTTAGAGACGGTACGCTAAACGTGCCTGATACTGATTTTACTCTGAACGCAACAGAAGATGATCCAGCAGCACTTATAATGCTTTATCGTGAGGGTGATGACGGTTACGCTCCTACTGGTCAGCTTGTTGGTCACAAGTTTTCAACACTTACGGTTGTCGCTGAAAGATTAGACGATGAAGATGTTGAAGAAAGTATGCATGGCAAAAAAAAGAAAAAGCATAAAAACAAATACAGGGAGTCGCGCCCATCATCTAGCTTAGAGGTTAGAGAGGCTGATGACGGTACTGTAGCGGTTGAAGGTTATGCAGCAGTTTTTGACAGCCCAACTATCATAGCTGGTAAGTGGCAAGAGCAGATAGCAAGAGGCGCTTTTACTGAGGCTGTAGATCGTGATGATGTTGTTTTTCTAATTAATCACACTGGTTTGCCATTAGCGCGTACCCGTTCTGGTACGCTTGAATTATCTGAAGATGAAAGAGGTCTAAAAGTCAGGGCTAATCTTGATCCTTCAGATCCCGATGTTCGGTCAATACTCCCTAAAATGAAAAGGGGTGACTTGGACAAAATGTCGTTTGCTTTCGTACCTACTTCTCAAGAATGGAATGATGAAGGTGAAATGCCTACTCGCACCATCACACGAGCAGATTTGCACGATGTTAGCATTGTTACAACCCCAGCATACGAGGAAACTTCTATTGGTCTTAGGAGTGGAATTGACGCGCTGGAGAGTTACAGAAAAGCGCGACACGCAAAACGCAGACATCACAGCGTCATTAGACGTCTAAAGATGAAAGCAAAATTTCTCCCTAAATAGAAAGGATCTCATATGTCTGAGATAAAAAATTTGCGTGAGAAAATGGCGAATATCGCCACAGAAGCGCGTAAGAAACTAGAAGAAATCACGGATGATGTAGCTGAAGAAAGAGCAGCTGAGATTGAACGTGAATTTGATGCAATGATGGAAGATCACGACAAGCTTGCAAAACGGGCTGATCGTGAGGAAAGACTTGAAAAAGCTCAGGCGGCTATTGAAGCTCCTGACACTTCAAAGCTTCCAGAAGTAGAAGGACGCACTGCACCAGCTACAGATCAAGGCGAAACTATGGAATATCGTGCTGCATTTATGGAGTACGTTTCTAAGGGTGGTTTAGCTGACGTTTCACCAGAAGCTAGGCAAGCACTGATAGAAAAACGTGTTCAAGTAACTGGCACAAATACTAGCGGTGGCTTTACTGTTCCAGAAACGCTTTCAAACGTTATTATCGAAACGATGAAAGCTCACGGTGAAATGTACACCTCAACTATGTTCACAACTATCAACACAACTAGCGGTGAGCCTTTTAAAATTCCAACTGTAGATGATACTACGGTAACAGCTGAAGCTCATACTGAGGGCGTTGCACCAACTGATGACGGTGGTAAGGACGTTACTTTTGGGCAGAAGCAGATCAATGCTTTTGGCTTTAATACTGAATTTATCCGTTTCTCACATGAAATGCAGCAAGACTCAGTTCTTAACATGGAAAGCCTTTTAGGTAGATTGTTGGGAATGAGATTAGCCCGTATTGCTAACGCAAAACTTACAACTGGCTCAGGCTCTAGTGATGTTGAAGGTATTGCAACTAACGCTGGTGCTGGCGTCACAGCTGCTTCAGCTACAGCAATTGCAGCTGATGAATTGATTGACTTAGTTCACTCAGTAGATCCAGCTTACAGACAGGGCGCAAATGTTGCTATGATGATGAATGACAGCACACTATCAGCTGTTAGGAAACTGAAAGACAGCCAGAATAGATATTTGTGGGAGATTGGCGGTTACGCTGCTGACATGCCACAGACAGTTTTGGGTTATCCAGTAATGGTTAATCAAGACATGGCTTCTATTGCTACTGGTAATAAGTCAGTGTTGTTCGGTGATATGTCTGCTTTCTATGTACGCAAAGTAGGCGCTCCGAGCATTACAGTGTTGAGAGAGCGATTTGCGCCTGACGTTGGGGTGCTAGGTTATATCCGTTTTGATGGTTGTCTATCAGACACGGGCGCTATCAAAGCGCTAACTCAAGCTTAATTTGGCAGTGTGAGGGGGAAACAACCCCCTCACTTTTTTAAGGATTTTAAATCATGGCAAAAGTACGATTATTACAGTCTATGGCTGGTATTGGTTTTTCAAACAATGTCGGTGACATTGTAGAAATAAATGATCCTGACGCTTTGCAGAGATATGTTGAAAAAGGCATAGCTGAAGTTGTTGAGGAAAAGAAAGTTGAGAAAGCAACAAAAGCAGTTGCTGAGAAGAAAACAGCCGTTAAGGAATAACAATGAATTTGCCGCTGCAACACCGACTAGAGCGCGTTACAGCTCCCTCAATAGATCCTGTTACTATTGCTGAGTGTAAGCGTCATATGCGTATTGAGCATAGTGATGATGATGTAATTATTGGGTCTTTGATAAATGTTGCAGTTAATTACCTTGATGTAACGGGTATGCTAGGCAAAGCGATGATTACCCAAACTTGGGCTGAGTATGTTGATTTTCACGCTACAACAGTACACCTAAGTATTACCCCTGTTCAGTCTGTAACCTCTATCGAATATTATGACGTGAACAATGTTTTGCAGACTGATACTTTATCAAATTATTATATCATAGGAACAAAAGGCTATAAAACAATATACCCTAAATCTGGATATGCTTGGCCTGTTACCTTTAAACGTGATGATGCAATAAAGATAACTTACGTTGTCGGCTACGGTGACACGGCTGATAGTGTGCCAGAGACGGTACGTCATGCACTAAAAATGCTGGTCGCAAACTATTATGAAAATCGTGAGAACGAGTTAATAGGCACAATCTCTAAAACGCTACCGTTTGGCGTTGAGCAGCTGATAGCAACTGAGAGGAATAGTTGGGTTGGCTAGGTCTGGATTATTTCGTGATCGCGTGACATTTCAAAGAATGTCAGCGGTAGCTGATGATTTTGGTAACGTTACACAAGACAGCTGGTCTAATCTCATTAGCCGTTTTGCAGAAATCGTAGAACGCTCTGGAACGATGAATGACGAGACAGGCGCGTTTGAAGATGTAGCAAAAGCTAATATGCGCGTTAGGACAGATAGCACAGTAAACACAATTACCCTGTCAGATCGTGTGATTGCGAGAAATACAACTTGGGCGATAAAATCTATTACAAGCCCTACTGCTAAAAATGATATTACCTTGTTTGTTTTAGAAAAAGGTGTTGCGGCTTAATGTTTAGCTTCAAGGTTCAAAGTAAGGGCTTAGAGGCGGCTTTAGACAAATACCCTAGACGGCAAAGAAAACTAATAGGTGATGCAATACGAAATTCTACGCTTGAGGGTGTTTCAAAAGCAAGAGCAATCGCGCCAAAAGATACTGGTAAAACTGCTAGAGATATTTTTGCAAAATTTGAAAAAAGTCCTTTTAGTTTTGTCGGATCTATAGAAGCAACTGACCCTTCAAGAGAATCTCAAGTAAGAGCCTTGTCTATCGAATTTGGCAGAAGAAATACAGGAGCGTCTAGACAGGCAAAAGGAACGGGAAAACGTTTTACGGGAACTACTGAGCCGCAAAGTTTTATTAGAACTACTTATTTGCTTCTAGGAAAAAAACACGGTCGCAGAATTAGCAGAGCAATAAATAAGGCAGCTAAGGAAGCTGGGTTAAAATGAGTAATGGTTTTGCACTTGAATTACAAAAGGCTGTTAGAACAAGGTTAGCAGCTGACAGCGCTACAGCAGCGCTTGTAAGCTCTAGGATTTATGATGAACCTCCTACCCCTGTAACCTATCCATTTATTAGGTTTGGCGGTATTGTGCCACGCGCTGACGATACAGACGGATCTACAGGCGCAGACGTGACGCTATACATTGAGGCATTTAGTCAAACAACTGGACGTGTTGAGGCTACACAAATTCTAGAAGCAGTGCGAACAGCGCTTCATAGACAAGAAACAAACGTAAGTCTTACGGGTTTTAACCTTATAGATTTACGTTGTGAAAATTACATGGTTGAAAAGAACGTTGATGATCGTGGGCATAAAGGCTCAATTCTTTTTAACGCAAATATCCAAACAGCCTAAAAGGAGTTTCTAAAATGGCTAAACAACTAGGACGTGCACTTTTATTAAAAGTCGGAGACGGTGGCGGTTCAGAAGTTTTTACTTCTTTAGCTGGGCTGAACTCTAAGACTATTACAATCAATAATAGTGCAATTGATGTAACAACCCCTGACGCGAGTTCGCCAGCTGGTGCTTTGTTTGCTAGTAGCTTAAATGGGCTAAAATCTGTAAGCTTGTCAGCTGATGGCGTGTTTCTAGACGAGACTGCTGAAGCGCGATTAAATACCGTTGCAATGGGCGCTGATCCGTCAATGAATTGTGAAATTGTTGTGCCTGACTTTGGTACATACTCGGGAAACTTTCGCGTGACGTCATTAGAGTTTGGTGGCGAAACTGAGGGCGGTGTTACTTTTTCAACTAGCATGGAAAGCAACGGCACAGTCACCTTTACGGCTGCTTAATGGCTATTACCGCTGAAGCTCCTAGAGGGGGCTTAGTTGAAGAGCTTGGCGGTACAAGCTACACGTTTATTCTACGAATTAAAGAGATAGAAAGATTTGAGGATAAACATAGAGGCATCTTTGAGTTTTGGGATGCTTTTTTTGAGCGCAGTAGCAAGCCAACTTCAACAGAAATAAAAGATATTTTGGCATTAGGCTTAGTCGGTGGCGGTTTAAAAGATCCAGAAGCTGACGCAATTATTGAAGAGTGCTCTCCAGCGGATTATTTGCGGCTTTATCAAATTGCTCAGGCTGTTTTAGGGATCGCGTTTATGCCTGACGCATTTGCAGAAGCACCTAAAAAAAAAGTTACCAGCAAAAGCAAACAAGGCTTGAAGTCCGTAAAATAATAGCAAACGGAATTATAGCTGGTCTTAAACCAGACGAAATTAGAAACATGATACCTAAAGATGTTTTTATTGTTTTTGATGGTTGGCAAAAAGCGCATAGCCCAAACAGGGCTGGTAAAAATGCACCCTCTCTAGAAGAGGCAAAAGAACTAGCAAGGAAGTACGGATAAATGGCGATAAGTGCAGAAGAATTAAACATTATACTTTCTGCAAAGGATCGTGAGTTTAATAAAAAAATAAATGCAGCTAACAAAAGAGTTAGAAACTTCGCTTTTCAATCTAAGAAGAATTTAAACCAGACAACAAAGGCGATGGATAAGCTAACTCTTTCTGCTGGTAAGCTTGGCGGTGTGTTATCAATCGGTGCTATAAGTATCGGCTTTCAAAGAATGATTGATAACGCTACACAAACCTCAAAAGAGATTACTAATCTTTCAACCCTTGCTGGTGTCAATGTTGAGCGCTTTCAAGAAATGTCTTTTGCAGCTGCAAATTTTGGCGTTTCTCAAGAGAAACTTGCAGACATACTAAAAGACACTAACGATAAATTTGCAGACTTTTTCCAAACGGGGGGCGGTGGAGCAGTCGATTTCTTCGAGCAGATTGCGCCTAAAGTTGGGCTGACTGCTGACGCTTTCAAAGGACTGAGTTCAGATGAAGGTCTAGCGCTTTATGTGAAAGCGTTAGAAGATGCAAACGTAAACCAGCAAGAAATGACTTTCTTTATGGAAGCGCTGGCTTCTGATGCAACCTTACTTGTTCCGTTGTTTCAAGATAACGCCAGAGCATTAGGAGAAATGTCAGAAAGAGCTAGAGAGCTTGGGCTAGTATTATCTAATGATACAATTGTCGCTGGAATGGAAATGCGTAGACGCATGGATGAAATTCTAACCGCTATGGGAAAGCAGTTTTCGGCATTTGCTTTAACAGCGCTAGAAGCTTTTGACGCTATTTTTGAGATGACTGACAAAGCACGAATGGACTCGCTGTATAAGCAAGAAGTTAAGTTAGCTGAAAAACTAGCGAAAAATCACGAACATCTTGATAATCTGCAACAATCAAGATTTGAGGCAGATGAAGCTTTTCAGAAAAAAAAGCAATCTCTTATAGATATGATTACTGAGAGAGAAATAAAACTTGCTGGAGTACAAGATGAAAGACAGAAACTATTAGATCAAGAATTAGCGCGAATTGCTCTTATTGATAAAATGAACGCTGCAAGAAATAGCAAAGGTACAGGATTTACACCAATAAAAGCAAAAGACGTTAAAGAAGCTACAGAAGAATTAAAGTTAATGAATAAGGCTCTAGAAGATCTGGACTCTATGGCCTCTACTTTAGAGTCTGCTTTTGAAGATGTTTTCATGAGCGCAATAGACGGGTCGAAAAGTTTTAAAGATACCTTAAAAGCTTCAGCGCAAGCAATTATAAGAGAGCTATACAGGATCTTAGTAGTACAGCGCTTAGTCAATGCTACAATGAGTTTTCTAGGAATAGGTGCGCCAGTACCTAATTTTAGTCCTAGAGTTCCTACAACAGCATTTGCATCAGGCGGCTATATGCAAGCTGGTCAAGCTGCTGTAGTCGGTGAGCATGGAAGAGAAATCTTTGTTCCTTCCTCAGCTGGGCGTGTGCTCTCTGTAGGGCAAGCACAGAGCGCGATAAGTGGCGGTGATGGAGTGACAATCAATCAAACAATTAACGTGACTACAGGCGTACAACAGACGGTCAGGAACGAAATTAAAACGATGTTACCTCAGATTGCAGAAAGCGCGAAAGCAGCTGTTGTTGATAGCAAGCGTAGAGGTGGTAGTTACGGACGGGCTTTTAGTTAATGGCTATTACATATCCTTTAACATTGCCTGATTACACAACAATCAGATCCATAGACTTTAGAGCAATAAACTCTGTTGCGTATTCGCGCAGTCCGTTTTCTTTTCATGGACAGACACACACTTACAGCGGTCAAATGTGGTCAGTAGATGTAAGTTTAAAACCAATGCGGAGAGATACTGCTGAGGCTTGGGTAGCGTGGCTTATAAGTCTTAGGGGTCAGCATGGTACATTTTTGCTCAGTGATCCTATATCTCATAGCATACAAGGAACAGCGACAGCGGCTACTATCTCAGGCTCTGCTGGTGATAATACAGTAAGCGCGGTTGTAACGTCTGGTCAGACTTTAAAGGCTGGTGACTTTATTGGCTTTGGCACTGGCTCTGACTCGACGTTGCATAAGGTGTTAGCTGACTATACAGGTACAGGGAGCGCAGCAGATCTAGAGATATGGCCTAGCCTTAGAAAAGATCGGTCAGCAGTATCAGCGGATCTTACAAGTGCTAATGGTCTGTTCAGATTAAGCAGTAATGAAACTGCATACAGTGTAGATCAATTAGCAGTTTATGGAATTAGTTTTGGAGCTATGGAAGCAGTATGACTAGAGCAGTTCCAAGCGCGATTTTATCAGCTCTATCAAACGCTGAAATTGAACCGTTCTACGCTGTAGACTTAGCTTTTAATTCTGGTGCTATGCGGCTGTGGACAGGCTACGGTGATAAAACAATTAACTCTGCAACTTATACAGGAACGGGTACGCTTCTTTCTATAGAAGGTTTAGAAGAGGCTGGCGATTTATCAGCTAGAGGAACAACTTTAACTCTGTCAGGTTTAGCAAGCACAGTTTTGACCTACGCTTTGACAGAAGAATATCAAGGCAGATTAGTAACAATTTATTGGGGTCTTAATGGCGTCAGTGATGTAGTTGAAGTGTTTAGCGGCTACATGGATCAAATGACCATAGTAGATGAAGCAGACAGCGCAACAATAAAACTGACAATAGAAAACAGACTAATCACTTTAGAGCGCCCTAATATGAGGCGCTACACAAGCGAAAGCCATAAGGCGGTTAGGCTTCAAAAATATCTTGACGCTGGCAACTCTGGAACACCAGCACACGATAGTTTTTTCGATTGGGTATCTGGCTTGCAAGATAAATCAATTGTCTGGGGTCGGGAAGTACAAGCAAGCGATGAAGCAACCTAATCTTGATGCTCTTAACGAATACATAAGAGCAAATAGAAATTACGGTTTTCAATGGCACACAAACGATTGCTTTATTTTTACTAACAACTGTTTCAAAGCGATGTATGGCACTGGTTATGCTGACGATTGGCTTGGTAAATACACAGAAAACGGAATGTATTTAAGTCGTGAGAAGCTTAGGAAAAGCTTTGCAGCTCACAGTCTTTATGATGCTTTGGCAACTAAACTTGACCGAGTTCAGGGAGTACCACCGAGAGGCGCATTAGTAACGACTAAAGCAGCTAGGCGCTGGGTCATAAATGATGCTTTAGGAATAAGCTTAGGTAGCAGCGCTGTATTCTTAGGAAAGCAGTCTTTGGAAGCGTTACCGATTGAAACAATTACATCAGCATGGGTGCTAGCGTGAGAGACAGTCTAGACAATTATAGGTTAGTTAGTCTCCACAGCTGGGAACGAATACCCCGTGATCCTTTTATTTTATTTGGTGGGAATATTTTAGCCAGTGCTACGGCTACCCAAATATTTATTACACAAGCTATAAACTATCTAGCGATAGCAGCAATCAGCAGCTGGGCAATAAAAGCTCTTATGCCAAAGCCTGATTTCGGTGCATTTGGTAGTAGCTCAGGATTGTTAGCAAACACCAGAACAGCGACAGCGCCACAAGAAATTGTTTACGGCACTGTCCGTAAAGGCGGTGTTGTCACATACATAGAAAGCACTGGTGCTACAAATAAGTTTCTGCACCAGATAATTGTGCTGGCTGGTCATGAAGTAAATCAAATAGGCAACGTCTACATTAATGACGTTACTGTAACTATCGGAGCAGATCATTTTGTTTCTGATGCACGTTGGAAAGACGATAGCAACAATCCAAAGATCTATATTCGTAAGTTTTTAGGCGCTGATAATCAAGATGTTTATAGCCAACTAAACGGGATCACAGATCCCCCAGAATGGAACATAGACGGTGTTGCTCCTAGTAGTAGTGAAGATACAAACTTTAAAGGTGAAGGGATTGCTTGCCTCTATGTGAGGATGGAATATGACCAAAATGTTTTTGCCGAGGGAATACCTCTTTTTACTGCAATAGTAGAGGGCAAAAAAGTTTATGATCCTAGATCTTCCAGCACTGCTTTTTCAGCTAACGCTGCTTTATGTATTCGTGATTATCTTACGAGCGCTTACGGGGTGGATAATACAGGCGTTACAAACGACACTGTATTTTCAGCAGCTGCTAATACTTGTGACGAAAATGTTACCCTAAGTGGTGGCGGCACTGAAAAACGATATGAGCTAAACGGTGTAGTAAGTTTAGACAGAAGCCCGTCTGATATTCTGGGCGATATGATGACTTCATGCGCTGCAACGCTTTTTTGGGGTCAAGGAAACTGGCAGTTAAAAGTAGGAGAATACACAGCTGCTGTTAAGACATTTACGTTAGACGATTTTAGATCTGGTATAAATCTTGAGACTAAGCCGAGCAGACGCGACAGTTTTAACATTGTACGCGGAATGTTTAACAATGCTGCTGATGATTATGTAAGAGCTGATTATCCAGAAATAAGAAGCTCAACCTTTATTACAAATGATGCTGGCGTAGAAAGCGCGATAGACTTAGCCCTACCCTTCACAACCTCTAGCGCAATGGCGCAGCGGTTAGCAAAAATGACTTTGTTCAGAGCGCGTGAAAGCATGACGCTTACAGCTGACTTTGGGTTAGATGCTTTTAATGTGCAAGTTGGTGACGTTGTTGCAATTACAAATAGTCGTTACGGATTTAGTGCAAAAGATTTTGAAGTTGTCGGCTGGAAGTTTTCTAATAAAAGAGACTCTGGGGAACTGAGTGTAAGTCTTACATTGCGCGAAACTTCATCAGCAGCTTTTAGCTGGTCAGCTGAAGAAAGCGAAATATTAAGTAATAATTCTACGCTGACAGATATAAGGGCTGGTCTTAGCCCGTCTAATGTTTCGGTTACTGATATAGGATCAGTACAATTAGACGGAACATTTGTAACGCAAGCGAGAGTTAGTTGGACAGCGGCAACAAGTAAATTCCTCAATCATTACGAAATTGAATGGAAAAAAACTACAGACAGTAATTATTTTAGAACAGAAATTCCAGCTTCTGACACAGCAGCAAACATTAGCCCATTAGAAAGTGGCGCTCAATACAATGTACGGGTCAGAGGCGTAGGTGTTAAAGGAAATGTAGGCTCTTGGGTAGCAGCATCAGCGCACACTGTAGGCGGTGATACAACAGCTCCTAGCGCTATTTCTGGATTAACTGCTACGGGTGGAGCAAAACAAATAACTTTAGATTGGACAGCTCCAACTACTCAAGTTGGTGGCGCTACGCTGTATGATCTTAAGGGATATAATATATACAGAGCTACGACTAACTCACAGCCAGCTAGCCCTATTGCCTTTAGTGGGTCTGACAAGTTTGTAGATGCAGCGCTGGCTGTAAACACACAATACTATTATTGGGTCACAGCAGTTGATTTTTCTGGAAATGAAAGCGCAGCTAGCAGCTCGGTAAACGCTACGACAGATGCAGCAACTAGCGGTGCTGATACAGATACAAGAATATTCTCAGGGCTATTGTATTACTCTACTTTACAAGCGACAGCTCCTAGCGCACCAACAGATGACACGGGTACTTTTAGTGTAGCAAATGCTAATTTTAGCTCACCACCTACAGGCTGGTCACACAGCCAAACAACTGTAAGCAATACAAGCTTTACAGAAAAGGAATGGACGGTAGGCTATACTGTTGAAGTAAACGTCAGCGGCACTGTTCTAAGTATTACTTACGGAAGCGTTAATGGCGCTTTTCAAATTACAGACACTATTGAAAGTTCTAACTTTAGTACGGGTTCTGCTGGTTGGCAGATTAAGAACAATGGTGACGCTGAGTTTGGAGCTGGCGTTATTCGCGGTACGTTGCAAGTTGGACAGATACCAGATCTTTCTAACACTTATGCAGCAAGTTCAGATATACCAACAAATACAAGTCAATTAAATAATAACTCTGGTTTTATAACAAGTTCATCACTGTCAGGTTATGCTACAACCTCACAGCTAAATAGCAAGTCTACAGTCTATTATCAGAGTTCACAGCCAAGCGGCTCTGCTGGTGATTTGTGGTTTCATACGTCACAAGGCAAATATTATCATTTTAATGGGAGTTCGTGGCAGCAAGCATCTATTGAAGCAGATAGCATTGTTTCTAGTTATGTTTACGCTGGCACAATAAACGCTGGCAATATTACAGCTGGTACATTGTCTGTTGATCGTATGCCTCAACTTGGTCAGGCAAATACTACTATTTTTAATAATAGTGTCACTAGAAACGGATCAGCGGCAAGTGTAACAGCATCATTTTCTGGCGTTAAATCGGGTGCAAAGTTTGTAGCTATTCTATCAGTTGGTGGTAACGCTGGGAATGTTGCATCTCCATATGGTCGTGTGACACCTACAGGATCGTCTGTAAGTTTAAACTCTTCAGCTTCTAGAGACATTTCATTCAAAGAAGGTGGCACAACAACTAGAGAATTTTACGTTATGTTAAGTACAGGGACTACATCAAGTACAAGCGGATCAGTTGGTTTTACTATTCAATTAAGAGGTAATGATAGCGGTGGTGGTTATACCTACGGCACACTCGCTGCATTAATATTGTCAGGCTAATTGTGGAATATACTTTATACAATTCAGATGGATCATGGCATGGTCATGTAACTTGTTCGCCAGATAGCCTTGATGGAATGATACCAGAAAACGGTTTTTACGTTGAGGGAAAGCAACATATTTTATCAACTTGTGTTGATGGTACATTGCAAACTCCTAGTGATGCAGAAGCAGAAGTACATAGTAATAATTTAAATTTAGAAGAATTTAGAGAAGAGCGTAACAAACGTTTAGCAAATACAGATTGGACGCAAACTTTAGACAGTCCGTTATCTGATACAGACAAACAGAACTATCGCACACTAAGACAGAATTTGAGGGATATGCCGCAAGCTGACGGCTTTGATCCTCTCAATCCCGTATGGCCTACCTTGCCATAATGCCAACCAAATAAGGAGATCTTAAAATGGCTACATTAAATAACAGGGTGTTTGACTCGGGTCTAGGCGTCCTTGACACAGAAGCATCAAGAATTGACGTTTGCAGTCAAGAACCGACTACATACGCTGAGGCTACATCTACATACACGTTAGGAAACTCTACATCACTTTCTGGCGCTGCACCTTCTGACAGATCTGGCGGTGGTCGTGAGGTAGTTTTTGCTGCTATTACAGACGGTAGTATTACAGGTACGGGAACTGCAACTCACTATTCTATCAGCGACGTAAGCAACAGCAGATTGCTTGTCACTGGCAGCTTATCAGCTTCTCAGTCGGTAACTAACGGAAACTCATTCACTGGCGCAAGTTTTGCGGTTGGTATCCCAGATCCGTCATAAGGGTTTTGCTGATGGTTATGACTAATAAAACTGTTCATCACTTTGAGTTTGTTTCGGATGAAGTCGCAAAGAAAATTTCTGACAAAGGCTACACGACAGATTTGAAGAGCGATGAGGCTAAAGATGAGAAGAAAAAAGAAGCGGAAAAGTAAATGGTAAAATTTGCTGATAGGGTCTCTGTAAGCACTAGCACAACTGGAACGGGTACAATCACTTTAGGGTCTGCTCGTTCTGGTTATCAGACTTTTGCAGATGGTGGCATTTCAAACGGTGATGAAGTTCGCTATGTTATTGAAGATGGGACGGCTTGGGAGATTGGTACAGGCACATACACCCACAGCGGCACTACACTCACTAGGACTCTAAGCAGTAGCTCTACTGGTTCGCTTTTAAATCTCAGCGGCTCTGCATATCTGTTTATCAGTCCGTCTGCTGCTGATCTAACTCTGTCAGGTGCTGCTCACAATTTCACAGCATTTACGGCAACGTCAGGTCAAACATCTTTCAGCGTAAATTACACGGTTGGAAATATTTTGATCTTTATGAACGGAGCAAAGTTAGATAGCTCCTCATTCACAGCAAGTTCGGGAACGGCTGTGGTTTTAGGATCTGGCGCTAGTGCTGGCGATATTGTGGAAGTTGTAGAGTATGGCGGTGCTTCTGCAAATTATTCTACTACTGAGTTTACTGCAACGTCAGGACAAACTGCATTTTCTGGCAGTTATAATACCGATAAATCAGCTGTTTATCTAAACGGCATTTTGCTTTTACCGACTACCGATTATTCAATTTCGTCAAGCACAGTCACTTTAGTTTCTGGCGCTAGCACTGGCGATATTGTGCAAGTTCAACAGTACGCAATTTAAGGATATGCTATGAGTATCAACAGAAATCTAGCCACGTTTGCTAAAGACGTACAATCAGACGGAACGTTACAAGACTCAAGTGTTAGGGGTATTGCTGTTACTGTAACTGTATCAGGCGGTAAGTTTGTCATAGACGGAACTTCTCAGCAAACAATGTTTATACCAAAAGGCGTAAAGTATCGCTTTGACGTTTCAGATAGTTCTGTAAGTGGGCATCCGTTAGTATTCTCAGAAACCTCAGATGGTACTCATGGCGGTGGCTCTGCATTTACAGCTGGCGTCACTACATCAGGCACAGCTGGAAGTTCTGGTGCATATGTAGAAGTTCAATTACAGCAAGACGCACCTGATTTACTTTATTATTATTGCTCTAATCATAGCGGCATGGGTGCAAGTGCTGAGACAGCACCACAAGGATCAACATATGGTGACAGTGATGTTAGTTCTCATTTAAATACTGGCAGCGCGTCTAGTGGTCAGATATTAGGCTGGAACGGATCTGATTTTAATTGGGTTACAGATAGTGACACAAGCGGTATTGATAATCTATCTGAGGATACAACCCCACAGCTAGGCGGTGATCTTGATGTAAATGGTAACAGTATCGTTTCTGCATCTAATGGCAATATTTCAATAACGCCAAACGGTACAGGCAAAGTTATTATTGATGGTCTTTCTCACCCTACTTCTGATGGGTCTGCTAACCAAGTTCTTAAAACAGACGGATCAGGTAATTTAAGTTTTGTAGATCAATCATCAGGGGGTATTGCAAGTGTAGCAGCTGATACTACTCCACAGCTAGGCGGTGATCTGGATGTAAACGGACAGTCAATTGTTTCTGCATCTAATGGAAACATTGCGATTACACCAGACGGCTCAGGTAAGATAATCTTAGATGGTTTGTCTTTTCCAACCTCAGACGGGTCAGCAGATCAAGTATTAAAAACTGATGGGTCAGGTCAATTAAGTTTTGTAGATCAGTCAGGCGGTGGCGCAGCTGGTGGTTCTTTAACAGCCACAGCGTCAGGTGCTCTTACAGATGGTTCACTTGTCGCTATCAATGCTGATGGAACAGTTAGCGTCATTAAAACGGCTGTATCTCAATCTATCGGATCGACTGCACGATATGGCACTGGTACAGCGACAGATAGTAATGGTAATGAACTTTTTGCAAAAGCTGCTTATGACACTAATTCAAATAAAGTAGTTGTAGCCTATAGAAACGTACCTGATTCTGGTCATGGTTATGCAGTAGTCGGAACGGTCTCTGGCTCAAGTATATCTTGGGGAACACCAGTAGAATTTAGTAATGGAAGTTCTTGTGACCACATAGCTATTTCTTTTGATAGCAGTGCCAATAAATTTTTAATTATATATAGAGATTATGCAAACTCTTATTATGGTTATGGGGTTGTAGGAACGGTATCAAATACAAGTATCAGTTTTGGTACACCAGCACAATTTGAAGCTGGTCTGATACAATATACTGATTGTGCCTTTGACTCTAACGCTAATAAGCATTTAATAGTCTATCAAGACTATCATGATAACACATACGGTAAAGCTTGTGTTGCTACTATTTCGGGTACATCAGTTAGCTATGGATCGCAAACAACTTTTGTAACCGCAGAAGCAAATTTCAATACTGTAACCTACGATAGCAACGCTCAAAAATTTCTAGTTTGTTGGTGTAAATCATATACAGCGGCAGAAGCGGCAGTAGCTACAATTTCGGGTACATCAGTTTCTTTTGGATCAACTGCAACAATCAATTCAAGCTATCATAAGTATACACAAAGCGTTTATGACTCGAGTGCAAATAAACATTTAGTAGCCTATGCAAGTACTGGTGGTTCTTATAACTTAAACGTAAAAGTAGCTACAATCTCTGGAACGTCTGTAACTTTCGGATCAGCAGCGTCAGCGTCTACAAACACTGACGAATTATTCTACACGGCTATGTCGTATAATCCAGCCTCAAACAAAACTCTTTTAACATATAATAAAGGCGGCAATAGTGGCTCGGGTTACTACAACATTGCTACAATCTCTGGAACGTCCGTTTCGTTTGGAACAGAGGCAACATTTGAAGATGGTCACGTTGTAAGCGGTAATGACGTTATCTATGATCCAGATTCAGAGAAAAACATATTAATATTTACTGATCATGATGATTATCAACGAGGTAAATACATTGTGTTTACACAAGCTATTGCTGGTGGTGCGACACTTACGGCTGAAAACTTTATAGGTATATCTGACGGTGCTTATGCTGATAGTGCTACAGCTACAATTCAAACTGCTGGCGCTGTAGACGATGCTCAATCAGGACTAACTGCTGGTCAAACTTACTATGTACAAGCTAGTGGTGCTCTTGGACTGTCTCCAGATACAATTTCTGTTGTGGCTGGTACTGCAATTTCTGCTACTAAACTTTTAATTAATCCAGACAGTGATCCAACGGTAACAAGTTATACAGATAGCGATGTAAATTCTCACCTTAATGTAAGCGGTGCATCAAGTGGTCAGATACTTAGTTGGAATGGTAGCGATTATGCTTGGACAGCAGACTCCTCTGGTTTGTCAACTGTAAGCACTCACTCTCAAACAATAAGTTCAGACGTAACCGTTGCTGCAACTGATAATGCAATGTCAGTCGGTGCAATTACAGTAGCTAACGGTGTAACAGTAACCATTTCATCAGGAGCGCGATACGCGATAATATAATGACAGAAATAAAAGTTGATACAGTTGTTGATCTAGCAGGTACTGGCAAACCTAACTTTAGCACTGGCGTTACAATGAATGGCGCAGCACTTTCTACGCTAAATGTTGGTGAATATACCGCAAGTTCTAGTGAACCAAGTTCTCCTCAAAATGGTTCTATTTGGTGGGATACAACAAACGAAAAGATATTTATTTATATTGCAGGTGAGTGGAGAGAAACAATCGGGGTTGCAGGTGCAGTTTGGTATGGCGCAAGAGGATTGTTTTTTGGCGGTGACTCATCAGGTGGTGCAAATACTACAAATGTTATTGACTATGTAACTATTGCCACATCGGGCAACGCAACTGATTTTGGAGATATGGCGAATAACTCATACTACCCTGCTGCAACGTCAAACGGAACAAGAGCGATTGTAACGGAAGGTTTTAAAGGTTCAGCAAGTAATGATTTACTATATGTAACTACAGCCACAACAGGTAATGCAACTTTCTTTGGTGATCTAACAACCACTACTTATAATGGTGGTGCTTGTTCAGATGGAAGTAGAGGCATCAGATGGGCAGGTGAAAGTACCAATACGATAGATTATGTCACTATAGAAACAACAGGAAATTCAACTGACTTTGGCGATGATGTAGCTAATATAAACGGTGGTAGAGCCACAAGTGACGCAACGTATGGGTTTAGAGCAGGTGGTACTTCAGGTTCTGCTACTGGTCGAAATGATATTTCCTACATAACAATTCAAACCGCAGGTAATGCGGCAGATTTTGGAGATTTGTTAGGTAATAACCAAACAGGCGGTTTGTGTTCTGATCCAACAAGAGCTGTCTATTTTGGTGGTTACCCAGACGTCACCACAAATGTAATCCAATATTGGGCAACAGGAACAACATCAGGAAATGCGTCAGATTTTGGAGATTTAAGTTCCGCGTCACGGCATCACTCAGCAAGTACGGATGGAACAAAAGCTGTTGTTACTTTAGGTTCAACTGGATCAGTTAGTAGTCCGACTAACACCATTGAACAAGTCACTATTCAAACAACAGGTAATTCAACAGACTTTGGTGATTTAACACAAGCAAGATATGGGTCAGCGGCAGCATCAGGTTCAGCCTCTTAGGAGAAAAATATGTCAGAATTTACAACAAGAAAAATTACAGATCGTGCAGGTACAGGCGCACCTAATTTTACCTACGGATTAAACATTGCAGGTTCTGACAGTGGCTTAATTGGCAAGGCATATACTTCATCAGGAACAGAACCATCTTCCCCTGCAAACGGTGATCTCTGGTACGATAGCGACAATGATAAATTATATTATTACGTTAATAGTGAGTTTAAACAGATTACTCATAGTAATGCAGTTACTTTTACTTGGGGCGGCTCAAGGGGAATAATGGCAGGTGGTCAAAATAGTTCAACTGGTAGAACAAATACAATTCAATATTGGGATATGTCTAGTGCAAGTAATGCCGCAGATTTTGGTGATTTGTCAGCAGCAAGGTTTCAAATGAGCGGACTAAGTAATAGCTCAAGGGCAGTTTTTGCAAGAGGAAACGAATATTCTGGTGGAAGTGTAAATAGAAACACTATTGAGTATATTACAACTTCAACAACTGGCAACGCTACAGACTTTGGGGATGCGTTAGCAGCATCAGGTCAAAACGGTGGAAATGGTGCTTGTGATGGAACAACTGGTCTTTTCGCAGGTGATGATAGTTCTTCAAGTCATTACAATCGTATTCAAAAAATAACCGTTGCCACAACTGGCAATGCTTCAGATTATGGAGATATGACTATTGGTTCATGGTATGCAGCATTGACTAATGACGCTACACGTTGGGTTTGTATGACACGTTACAATACTGCACCATCAACAGGAGCATCGAATGTAATTGATTATGGTACGATTGCAACTGATGGAAATGCAACTGACTTTGGCGATTTAACTGTTGCTAGATATGCAGGTGGTGCAGCAAGTGATACAACTCGCGCACTAGGCGCAGGTGGTTCTGGAGCTTCAAATGTCATTGACTATGTTACTATTCAAACAACTGGCAATGCAACGGATTTCGGAGATTTATTAAGCGCTAATCAGGGCATGACAGGCGCATCTAATGGAACTAATGCACAGTTTTTTGGTGGTTGGAGCGATAGTAATGTAATTCATTCGGTTGTAATCCAAACAACAGGAAATGCTACTGATCATGGAGACCTAACCCAAACTGGCGCAGAGCCAGCAGGTACATCAGGCAACGCTTCATAGGAGAAAACAATGAGTACAATAAAAGTAAACACGATTGATAACAACGGCTCTAATGTAGACTTTCCTAACAAGCTAAAGGTTAGAGGCAACGCCATTGAGCAAGGGTATACTGCAAGCGGCACTGAACCATCATCACCAAGTGAAGGGGATTTCTGGTACGATAGTACTAATAGTGTTCTTTACCAATATATTAATAGTGAGTTTAAAACAGTTTCTTTAGAAGCGCTTTTTAATTGGGGTGGTGACAGAGCTATCATAAGTGGTGGGAGAAACTCATCAAGTACGCCATTAAATAATATTGAGTATTATGATATTACCACAACAGGTAATGCATCCGATTTCGGTGATCTTACTACAACAAGGGCAATTTGTTCTTCATGCTCAAGCACAAGTCGGGCGCTTGTTTTTAACGGATACCCTGCATCGGGATCAGATCATCAGTCAATAGATTATTTTGCTATTGCTACTACTGGAAATGCCGCAGATTTCGGTGATTCTTTACATAATGCGATAAAAATTTCTTGTGCTAGTGATGGAACGTATGGATTTCATATAGGCGGTCAAAGTATAGGAACAACCAATCAAATTGGACGTGTTACTATAGGCACTCTTGGCAACGCAACTGATTTTGGAGACCTTACAACATCAAGCGGTGATTATATAGGATCAGTATATGGAGCAACTTATGTCCATTGTGGGGGTGGTGATCGAAGTGGTTACTCTAATGTCATTGATTTCTTTGCAAGCGCAAGTGCAGGTAACGCGTCTGACTTTGGTGATTTAACATCAGCAAGAGAAGAATTTGATGCATGTGGTGACGCTACTAGAGGTGTTTGGTGTGGTGGCAGAACTTCGGGCAGTTCAGGAGGTGTTAATACAATGGATTACGTTACTTTAGGAACGGCAGGTAATGCAGTAGATTTTGGTGACTTAACTGGTTCTAGAAAAGTACATGCTTGTACGTCTAATAAAACTTACGGAACAATAAATGGTGGTTTAAACGGTTCTTCTTTACAAAATCAAATTATGTATTTCACAATTCAAACAACAGGCAATGCTAGTGATTTTGGAGATTTAACACAAAGTAATAATTATCTAGCAGGTTGCTCAGGTAACGCATCATAGGAGTTCAAAGTTTGACAAACGTAATTACAAAACCGATAACTTTTTCTTTGCCAGTAGAGGCAAGTAAAAATATCAATCAAGTTGCCGCAGCAAAAGTTGCAGAGAAATTGCCAGAGATTGCAAAAGCAACTAGGGCATTTGATCGTAACAACAGTCAAACAACCCTTAATATGATGACGCTGACTATGTTAAATGGTCACTCACCATATCGAATGTTGCGACAGATTACGGCTGAAGTAGAGAAACGAGAAAACGCATTGAATGAAGCGCAGGTTTCTCACGCTGAATTACGTATGGAGATCATCGAGCTAGAAGGTTCTAACGATGCGGTGAGTGAGGCTAAATTAAGGCAGAAGCGACATAGCCTCATTCAAATGGAAAATAAAATAAACGGCTCTATTAAGGATATTGCTACTCTCATTGATAGCTATGAAAACATTAAAGAAAACTACGGCATAGACGAATGGGATGAAGTTGCTTTTGAAAAAGAAGAAAAGCGCCATCATGTTCGTAGAGGTTTTGAACTTATGTATCGTAACCTTATGGACGGTGGTAGAGCCTCTACAGCTACAATTGAATACATGCAACAGTACGGAGTTCATCCACAATTAGCACTTACAGAAGTGTCTGGATATATCAAAGTTACAGCCGAGCGTATTGCTAAGAAGGAGCTGCTGCACAGTAATGATCTAGAAGATTTCTTAGATCAAATGGCAGACAAATATTTTAAAAATGCTGACATAACTGCTGAAAGAATATTTGGAAAATCAGATTTTTTAAATACTGATTATATGTTGCAACTTACTAAATCTAAGGAGTCAAAAGAATGATTATAGAATATAAAATGCACAAGAGCGCTGGGGGAATGAGAACGCCAGATTGGGTTGAGGATGGTGGCTATTTTAACGATCCTGCTACAAATACTTTTGTTGGTTGGTCACCAGATGAAGATGCAAGAGAATATTATGTTCCTGACACTGTCACGACAATGACGCAGACAGAACTTAATACAAAAGTATTAGCAATGCACTCAGCTAAAAAGTTTCAAAAATCAAACGATGATGGCACTATGTCAAATATGACTAACGCAGAAGTTACTGCGATGGTTAATGCTTGGGTTGAAGCTAGGTCATAATACTTGTTTGGATTTTCTCCCATTGCATCAGCTCCGATTGCGGATGATGTAACGGTAAATGCTGTCAATATTACTCCTAGTAGCATTGTTACAGGCGCTCCAGTAGTTGATAATTTCTCTGCTACTGTAGTCCACAATTTTACTTTTAGTGATGTTGTAACTGGTGCTCCAGTTGTAGAGAATACTGCTGTCAGCATTACCAGTGCTATTACATTTACTGCTGTTGGTGTCGGTTCTCCCCAGATAGAAAATCTAAGCTTTACTCAGACACACGCTCTTACAACACTCAACATTGCGACAGCGCCACCAACTGTTGCTAGCTTTGCGCTGACACAAAATCACAGCTTTACTTTTAGTAATGTTGTAACTGGTGCTCCAATTGTATCAAACTTTAACTGTGCAGAGCGTGAAACATTAGTTTCTGAAAACGTCTATACAGGCGCTCCAGTTGTTGACAATCTAGCACTAACTCAAGCTCAGATTGTAGCTATCGGCAATGTCACAGCTGGCTCACCAGCGGTTGCTAATTATGCACTAACACAAAATCATTCATTTACTTTTAACGGTGTCGTATCAGGCGCTCCAGTAGTTCCAAGCTTTACAGCGGCTGAGGATGAAACATTTGTTTTTGACAATGTTACAGCTGGCTCAGTAGCAGTTGCTAATTATGCACTAACACAAAACCACTCATTTACGTTTGACGGTGTCACAGCTGGCTCTCCTACAATTGGAAGCACAACTATTGCTCTGTCTGACGCTTTTATTTTAACTGGCGTTACTTCTGGTAATCCTGTTGCAGACAACTTTGCAGTAACACAAACTCACAGCTTTACATTTAATAATGTAGTAACTGGCTCTCCAGCAGTGCCAAGCTTCTCAGCGGCTGAAGATGAGACATTTGTATTCAGTAATGTTGCTTCTGGTTCGCCAGATGTTGCAAGCTTAAGCTTTACTCAGAACCATAGCTTTACGTTCAATAATGTTACTGCTGGCGCTCCCGTTGTAGACGCTTATAACGTTACGGGTATACTGACTAATATAACGTTTGCAGACGTTGTATCTGGCGCTCCAGACGTAGGCTCATTTGCTGTAGCGCAAGATCAGATCTTCACTTTTAACAATGTTGAAACTGGTAATGTTTCTATCCCAGTAGTGCTTCTAAATGTTGGCACACTAAGCATTGTTGATTTTGAGGATACTAGCAAAAATACAGCTGAGGTTTCATCAGCAACGTCTAGAAATTCAGTCACAGTTTCAGAGGTGTAAAATGGCATTTAACATAAAGCAAAACGATACGAGTCCACAAATACAAGCCACCCTAAAAGATGGGTCAGGTAATGCCAGAGATATTACTGGAGCTTCTGTAAGATTTCATATGAGGCGCATAGGCGCTTCAACTGCTTCTGTTACCTCTGATGCAACTATTTTAGTCGCTACTGCTGGGACTGTAAAATACGCATGGCAAACGGGAGACACTTCAACAGCTGGCAGTTTCCAAGCTGAGTTTCAAGTAACGTTTGCTGACGGTGGAATAGAGACGTTTCCAAATGACGGCTCAATAGCAATCGACATAACACCAGAGCTAGCATAATGGCAGATAAGAGAACAGTAAGTAGCGCTCATGAGCGCATAGATAAGCTTGATATGAGCTTACTAGAGCTTTCAACAATTGTTAAATTACAACATAAGGATTTGTACGGACGTATTAAGCTTATCCAGAATATTATTATAGGCGCTTCTGGTGCTATAATCATAATGCTGGCTACGGTTATCACTAGACTGAGCTAGTCATGGTTGATCCTATTTCAATTCTTGGCGGTCTTAGTGCTGGCATTAAGGCAGGGAAACAACTTTATACACTCAAAAATCAAGTCGTCGATTTTTTCGACGCTGTTGACGATGCAAAAGCTAAACACGCTAAAAAGAAAAACAGCATATTTGCTGGGTCAAATGAGCAAGGATTAACAACGTATTTAGACGCTATGGCGGCTAGAGATGCAGAAGAGCAGCTCAGAGAATTGATCGTGAACTCCAGAGGGCTATCCAGCTACCAAGAACTCCAGAAGATCCGTCAAGAAATACGACAAGAGCGCAAAGCTGCTGAGGCACGGCGACAGATAGAACGTCAAAAGAGGGCAGAAGCAGCGCTGACTGTTGCGGTCATTGTCCTAGCCGCTGTTGCTCTATTTGGCGGCATGTATCTTTTCGCAATTTATATGGGCTGGTTCACTTTTTAAAGCGTAACCTATTGATTTTATTGAGTTTAGTGCCAGGGGCGAATGTATCTCAGACAATGGAAGCTTAAGTACGTTCTCTATGACGATAAGGGCTATGTGCTCATGATCTGTAGAGATCTCAGAATTATTAGAAAATTGGTAGAGGATTTAAGAAAATGAATGAATTAATCCCAGATAAAAAAGCTTACCAGCTGAATAAAAGAATCATGGCTTATCTAGCTATGGCTATGATGGGTATTGTGACAGTCGCTACTGTTCTATGGCCTAGCCAAATGGCAGAAGCTGATAGCGTTCTAATGGCGCAGTATCTAGCTCTTAGCGGCCTTGTAGGTGCTTACTTTGGCTTCTCTGCAAAGTCTAACAACACTACTAAAATAGAGGCTAAAAGCTGATGTTGGGTTTAGTAGAAAAGCTAATAGATCCCGTAGCTGGCGTTCTGGACAAGGTTATAGAGGACAAAGATCAGAAAGCTAAACTAGCGCATGAAATCGCTACAATGTCAGAAAAGCTTGCTGCTGAAAATGCTGCAATGCAAGCACAAGCAAACCTTGAAAGCGCAAAGCACCCTTCCCTTTTTGTGGCTGGAGCGCGTCCAGCTATCCTTTGGTGCTGCTGTCTAGGCTTATTTCTGCAATTTTTTGTAATGCCAATAGCCGATTGGGTCGTGGCTGTCTGGTATCCTGACATTGTTCTTTTTGAGCTGGATACAGGATCACTTATGACATTGACGCTCTCATTGCTTGGCGTTTCTGGCCTCAGATCATTTGAAAAATCTAAAGGTGTAGCTAGGGAGAATATGAAAAAATGACAACTACTATTGCACTTTGT